CCTTATGTGTAGCATGGTATGGGGCTTCATGAGAAGTCTCGGTATTTCCAACTACAGTTTGGTCAATTGCGGGGATGACTGTGTCATCATCACTGAGAGGCGTTATACCAGAACAATCCAGAAAAACCTCCACAGTTGGTTTATTGATCGGGGATACACCATGAAAATGGAGGAACCTGTCTACGAGTTGGAGGAGGTTGAATTCTGCCAAGCCAGACCTGTGACTTATGGCAATGGATGTAAGATGGTCCGAAATGTCAGAACCGCAATGGGTAAAGATTGTCACTGTGTTAATAATATCCGCGACATCGCAACACGGAAAGCATGGAGCACTGCTCAACACAAAGGTGGATTATCCTTATCTCGGGGTATACCTGTGGTTGAAAAGTTCTATTCACGTTTCAAAGTGTATGATGACGTGGGGAAACACCAGCCTTTTTCTAGTGTCACATCGATGCATAAATGGGCTGGTAACGATCTACCATGTGAAATTACACCCATAGCTAGGTATCATTTCTGGAAAGCTTTTGGCCTCACTGGAGATGAACAGATAGCCCTTGAGCAACGTCTTGAAAATTGGGAAATGAATTTCTGTGAGATGGATGGAACCGACCATCATGTTCCATCTATTCTCGACTATGCCGCAGCTTGAATCACCAACCACTGATTTGCAATACAAAAACGAACATGACAAACAAAGTGACTTTGAAGAAGAGAGCACGCAAAGTGCGCGAGAGTGTAAAGAAGTATGGACCTGATGTTTATAACCTAGCCGCCTCCATAGGTGACTTGGTGTTGACAAACAGCCAGAAGAAATTGGCTAATAGTTTGGTGACCCGGAGTCGACCCCTACTTACTTCTTTGGATAGGGCAATCGACAGGGCAACAACTGAGGTCAATTCTGGCACTATGATCCCTTACATGTCAGGTGCCACTACGGCCGTCGGTACTCGGATCAAGAGTGTGAGACCAAAGTTCTACTCAAAGGGACAATCTGTCACGATTGTTCATAGGGAAGCATTATCTTACGTTAATGTCATTAATGGCAACGAAGTTCAGTTATACGGCAACGTCAATCCTTACAACCCATATCTTTTCCCTTGGTTATCTATGATCGCTTCATCCTACGATAAGTTTAAAGTCAATGCATTAGTCTTTGAGTATGTCCCTACGTGTGCTACGACCCAGACTGGCAGTGTGACCATTGCCTGGGATCCAGTCTCTACGGACTACACCCCAGACTACTTTGACCTTTCTAATATGCATAGCGTTCAGTCCACACTATGGCTTCCGGCCAAGTTGGCAGTGAAACCTTCAGGGATTAAGTACATGGGAGAGCAGGTCGCCAACACCGGTACTGGTTCAGAGATCTACAACCATGGTAAGTTGTTGATAGGCACTCAGAGTTCTGGAACTAATATAACAGGTACTCTGTTCGTGTCATACTCAATTACTTTGTTAGAACCTCAGCCTGCTACCGGACTGTCTTCTGTTTTCAAACCCACGCCCAATGGGTCTGGGTCTCTAATGACTATAACTGGGCCAATTGATGGATTCTCTACCCTATCTGTAGGGGTCAACTACTTGAAGATACCAATGGGTACGTGGCAAATTGCAGTTAAGTTATACGGGACTGGCTTAACCAGTCTCGGCTGGGCCAATTCTGGTGGTATATCCACCGCTTCTGGTTTTACCAGTGTAACTGAT